GAATAATATTGTTGCTTGGTGGAAAAACAAGGCTATAAATAGATACGATACCCTTAAATCTGAGGGTAGATTACGTACCGAACTAGAAGTTTGGACTTCAGGAAAAGATATACAAATTATTAGATAACATGTCATTAACACCTCAACAAACTTTGGCCATAAAAAAAACTTTGATTGAGTTATATGGTAAAGAAAATATTCATTCAGATACCACAGGTAAAAAAATAATAATTTATGTAGAAATACCTAAAGGCAAAGAAGATAGGCCTTTTAGAATAAATATGTTGAAGGAAATTGATAAAGGATTTAAAAGTTTAGGTTCAAAATATACTCAGCCACCACAAGGTAAATCCGGTGCAGTAAAAATATCTGGTATAAGTATTGAAGTAAAAAAAGTAATTGATCCAGCAAATACTGCATCTTCAATTAAAAAATCAATTTTCAAACCAAAACACATTGTACCACAAATTGTGAACGATTGGTTGTCTCCGGAAGATATTGTAAAAAATGTACAAACATATATTAAAAAATTAGATTTAGAAACAAATCTTGAAAAAAATATTATAGATTTATTAAATTTAACACTTAAAAGTTCAGGCACTAGTATACCATTTAATGTTGATAAAGATTTGATTCCTCCTGAATTTTTTGAAATATTAACATCTGTTAAGTTAGGTGTGTTATTAAGGACAAATAATACAAAGATTAGATTTATTTTAGGTATACCTCCAAAAATGGATTTAAGTAAAAGTAAAATTAAAATATATCTTCCAGAATCAGCTAATTATCCTTTAGTTGATTACTATATTAGTATATCTTCAATGGATAAAAAAAGTGAAGATGATTCATTAAAAATAAGTGTTAAATCTAAAGTTGCTGGTACTTTGGTTAATACCGTTAAGTTTGATAGTGTTTTTGATACAATAAAAGAAGTTGATGATTGGTATAAAAGTTTAAATACTTCATCAAAAGCTAAAGAGAAAGGTCCAAAAATTATTGCTGAATCAGCTATGATGGGTTACGGATATTCAGGTAAAAATATGGCAGCTGTTCCTTTGTTATCAGTAAATAATTTGCTTAAAGAAGATATGAATAAAGTATCTTCAACTATACAAAAAAACTTTAAAAATATTAATGTTAGTATATTAAAAAAAGTTTTAAATGTTGTTGCTAGCAAATTAACAACCGCAAAATATAAAACACCTCTTACTGAATTTGTTGGAGTTTCTGGATTAACTCGAGCAGATATAGTTAATACATATTCAATGATAACTGCCAATATAATTATGAAAGGTGGTAAAATTCCTGAAGATACTGTTTGGAATCTAGCACATTTATGTGAAAAAATATTCTGAAGATACTGTTTGGAATCTAGCACATTTATGTGAAAAAATATTAGAAGTAACTACTGAAACTACTTCTCAAACTTCTTATAATTTTTATCAATTATTTTTCGATGAAGTTTTAAAGAAAAAAAGTATTGCATACGCAGTAGCAAAAAGAGAAGGAAAACAATTAACTTATAATTTTTATTCAAAAGTTAATTACAAAAAAGAATATAATGACTGGATTAAATTGAGAACTAAAAATTCAGCCAATCAACCTAACGATGTTATAGGACTAGAAGCCTAATGCCTTTATCCGATTTTGATAAAATTTTAAAAGAATACCATAATTCAGATAATGATTTTGGTTTTTCTGCCGTTTCCGAAAAAGAATATAATGAAGCTATAAATAAAGCTGTAGCAAGTGCCGAATATGAAGCATCATCATTAACTGCCGATCAATATAGAAGCCAACTATTGGAACTAGAAAAATTGATTATTCCATTCCTACAGAAACTACATAGTACAGGTGATAAAGAATACATTTATTGGCCTAATCGTAAACCAGCAATAGAAAAACAAATAGAACAAATATTGAAATTAACTAGAGGATGATATGAGTGCTACTGTGATTATACCAACTACGGGTTCACCGGAGTTGAGAAAGGCTGTTCAAAGTGTACTTGAACAGTCTTATGAAACAAAATGTTATGTTGTTGCTGATGGCGTAGAAAGCCATTCAAAAACAAGAGTTATTACGGACGATTTTCTTAACCGTAAAAATTTAGAACGTTGTTATTTGCCTTTGAATGTAGGCGCCAATGGATTTTATGGCCACCGTGTCTATGCCGCTTTTACACACCTAATCGATACCAAATATGTACTCTATTTGGACCAAGATTGCTGGCTCGAAAAAGACCATGTAAAGAACTGTATTGAAGAAATTGAAATCAATAAGAAAGATTGGTCACATTCTTTACGAAACATAACAAACAAAGATGGCAACTTTCTTTACAAAGATGATTGTGAATCTTTAGGTAAATTTAAAGTATTTTCTGGTGATTATAACCATATTGATACAAATTGTTATTGCCTTAAAACTGAATATGCAGTAAAATTGGCATCTGTATGGCATGGTGGTTGGGGACAAGATAGGGTTTGGTTAAATGTATTATCTCAACAACTACCTAATTATGGTTGCACAGGTAAATATACTGTAAACTATCGTGTTGCTGGTAACGAAGGTTCAGTTAAACCGGAATTCTTTTACTATGGTAACGGAGTTATGAATGAAAAATATAATGGAGCGTTCCCGTGGAGAAAATAATTAATGACCACGATTGGTTTGGTTTGAGTGAAACGTTTTTACAATCTAAACCTTTTAATCATGTTGTAATCGATAACTTTTTTGTTGAGTCTTTTGCACGTACCATATTTGGTGATATGCCAGGATATGAAGAAAACAATGATGCAAAATATGATAATCCAATTGAGAAGAAAAGAACAATACAAAATTGGACTAAATTTCCAAAAAACATTTATAAGGCCGCAACTTGCCTAGTTAACCAGGAATTCACAAATCATCTAAGACAACTAACACAACAACCTGAGTTGATGGCTGACTTTGGATTGCACGGTGGTGGTATCCACATGCATCAGGCTGGTGATTATTTGAATACACATCTTGATTATGATATACATCCTAAATTGGATATGAAACGTAAACTTAATCTAATTGTTTATCTTAATCCAGAATGGCAAGAATCTTGGGGTGGAAATTTAGGTTTATGGTCACATGATGAAGAAACTGACCAAGCAAAAGACTTGATTAAATCTGTAACACCACTTTTCAATAGAGCTCTACTATTTGATACAACACAAAATTCTTGGCATGGTGTTACTGAAGGTATATTTTCACCGGAAGGACAATACAGAAAAAGTCTGGCTTTTTATTATTTGATTCCAACAAATGATATAAGTAATAGGAGACAGAAAGCATTATTTGTTCCGAGAAAGGAACAACAAGGTGATAAAGATGTTATAGATTTTATTAAAGTGAGATCGGGATATTAAAATGAAGAAAAACTTAATTATTGGTGGATTTACTAACTATGATTATAATCAACTCAAACCTTGGGTTGAATCTATATGTGAGGTGATGCCTGATACACACAAGATTATGTGTATTGGCAATGCCTCTTTAGAAACCAGAGCAATTTTGGCCAACAAGGGGTTTGAACTTATCGACATGCCTCAATCAAATGTTCCAGTTCATGTTTTGCGATTTCTTTCAATTTATGAATATCTACGCATCAATTGGTATCAATATAATTATGTTGTTACAACCGATGTAAAAGATGTATACTTCCAAAAAGATCCATTTAAATGGATGGACTATAACAACATTGGAGTAAAAGGTATGCATCAACTTGTTGTTGGTTCTGAATCTTTATTTTATAAACACGAACCTTGGGGTGATGATAACCTGTTACAAACTTACGGACAATATATACATAGCATTTTCAGAGAAAATGAAATATTTAATGTTGGTGTATTGGGTGGTTCATCCGAACACATTAGAGATTTGATGTTCAATATTTTCTCTAATGCAACCAATCGTGCTATTCCAATTGTTGACCAAGCTGTATTTAATGTATTGATTGGTACTCAACCTTATAAAAATACTGTATTAAAAACATCACAATCTTCTGGTTGGGCTTGTCAAGCAGGAACGGTTGCTGATCCAACCAAAATAGACCAATTCAGGCCAAATTTATTAGAACCAGAACCTATATTCAAAGATGGTGTTGTACAAACATCCAAAGGAGAACCATTCTGTATTGTACATCAATATGACCGTGTACCAGAATGGAAAAAATTTATAAAAGAAAAATACAACCAACAAGATATTGAAGAATATTTTACATTTAGGACAAATTGATATGACATTAATAGAATTAATTGAAAAAAATAATCACTATACTGGTAAAGGTGGCGGCGGCCATGGTACCGATAAAGAATCTCTACATCAATATTGTAGTTTAGTGTATGATAGAATTATGGCTCCATATCAAGATAAAAAAATTGATTTTCTTGAGATTGGTACTAGTCATGGTGGTTCCGTTTTAATGTGGAATGATTATTTTTCAAATGCCACAATTTATACAGCAGATATCCAAGATAAAACAGAAAATGTATTAGATAATTGTCCTAAAATTAAAAAATATACAACTAATGCTTATGATATTGAATTTGCAAAAACTTTACCAGATTTTGATGTGATGTTAGATGATGGACCACATTCACATGAAAGCTTTATTCAATTCATTAAAATTTATTTACCAAAATTGAAACCTGGTGGAATGTTAGTGATTGAAGATATTGGTGATATTGATTACACAAGAAATATGATTAATCTTATTGGTGATTTAAAATATGAAGTGGTTGATACAAGACACATCAATAATCGTTTTGACAATATTAATTTTATTGTTTATAAGTAATGAATGTTAAAATTTATCAATCATACTATGATAAATCTCAGCTGAGTCAAATCAGTCCGGTTTTTATACCTTTTGATAATACAGAAAATAAAGAACCAGATTTAAGAGAATATCCACTCTTAAAAAAATTGTATGAAACAAACAAAGATACAGACTCACATTGGGGTTTGTTATCTTGGCGTTGGTTTGAAAAAACACATTTACCTGAAATAGAATTTTATGATTGGATTATAGATAATACTGGATATGATGTATATCATTTTGATCCATTTTTGGATGTTACTGTAAATCACAATAATCTTTGGACTCAAGGCGACCTTTGGCGGCCAGGTATGAGTAACTTTTGTAATCGTTTATTACCTAGATTAGGAATAAACAAAACAGTAGATGAATTAGTATATGGTGTTGAAGATTTTGGCACATGTTCATTTTACATTGCTAATTCTAATTATTGGACAAGTTTATTGAACTTCATAGAACATTGTATACAAATAATTAAATCTGATTCCGAAATGAATCATTATATGTTTGAACTGAGACAACCATATAATGGAGTTGCAGTGCTTCAGTTTTCTTTTGTTATAGAGAGATTTTTTTCTTTACATAATTATATAAACAAAGGCAAATTCAAAATACTTCAATTTCCATTTGAACATGAATGTTATCGTAAAATGTATGGCGATAATCATACAAATCTTTTAAATTCTTATAAAGAAAAAATGAAATGAAAATTGCATTATGTTTATCTGGTCAAGCCAGATCATTTGAAAAAGGTTATGAATACTACAAGCGTAATCTTTTGGATCACTATGATGTGGATGTGTATATTCATACGTGGAAGTTTCCAGGTGAAGATAGATTAACTGAGTTATATAAACCTGTTAAGATACACACACAAGTACCACCTCTTGGTGACTTTGATAACAAATACACCAACACACCGAATGCGGAGAAACATCCACCACGATTTACCTATCGTATGTTGTACTCAATGTATGTGTGTAGTCATTTAATTGAAGGTGATTATGATTGGGTTATTAAGGCACGTACCGACTATGCATTGAATGTGGTTATACCTTTCAATGAATTGGATAGTAATAAATTGTACGTACCAAACTGTCGAATGGTGCCTGAAAGAGACTTCGGAAACGACCAATTTGCTTTTGGATCAAAAAAAATAATGATGGATTATATGTCAACATATGCCAACATAGACAAGTACTATGAAGCAGGAAACCAGTTCATCGGTGAAGATATGATGAGAGCCAACCTACACGAACATAATTTGTGGGTGACTTATGTTAACATGAATAATCCGTTTCCCCCAGGCAATTATAATGGTTCATGGCATTCCTTAATTCGTGATGATATTGAACAATGGACAAAATCATAAAAGAGTTAACTGGACATTCTGGTAGTCAAATCTATTTGATGGAAGGTGAAAATGGTTTATACATTAAAAAGATAAACAACGTTGATAGAAATTTTGAAAGAATAACTGACCTGTTTGAAAAGTGTTATCCTGTACCTAAAATATATCAAGCCAAAAAAAATATCTTGCACATGGAGTATATACATGGATTAGATATGAAAACATATTTGATTCATAACAACACAAGTTCATTAATCAATTTTATTACAGATACAATAGATTCTCTCTCAGATGATTCTGTTTATAAAGATTACACCGATACATATATCAAAAAACTAGAATGGATGTTAGATGATAAGAACCTACCATTTACAAGAGATGAATTGATTGATAGATTACCAAAAAAACTACCACAATCAACATATCATGGTGATTTAACATTAGAGAATATCATATATCGAACTAGTGGTGGTTTCTATATGATAGATGCAGTAACAGTAGAATATGATTCATATATATTTGATATTGCAAAAATGAGACAAGACCTTGAATGTAAATGGTTTCTACGTGATACAGATATAAGGCTTGACACTAAATTACAACATATACAAGACAAATTAAGAAGATGGTATCCTGATGCGTTTGATGATTCACTTTTAATTCTAATGTTATTGAGAGTATATCTACACACAAATATTGGAGATAAGGATTATGATTTTATTATGAAAGAGATAAAGAGATTATGGAAATAGTTGTACCAGCCGCTGGTCTGTCTACCAGATTCCCAGATATGAAACCAAAATATCTCTTATATGATTATAAGCATGATATGATGTTGATTAATGCTTTGCGTTCTTTTATTGACCGTGGTGACAGAATGCACATTGGTATATTAAGAGAACATGAAGAAAAATATGGTGTCATTGAACAAATCAAATATGAATATAAAGATTGTTTCATTTATGTACTAGACAAACCAACTAGAGGTCCAGCAGATACAGTATATCAAATCATTAAGATGGCTGGTTTACATACATCCGAAATCTTCATCAAAGATTGTGATAGTTATTTTGACCATGATTTTTCTGATGGTAATTATGTCTGTGTATCCAAAATATCACAACATGAAATATTAAAGAGAATTGCTTCTAAGAGTTTTACTGTTTCCAATAATAATGGTATCATTACAGATATTGTGGAGAAGGAAGTAGTATCTGATACCTTCTGTGTTGGTGGATACAAATTCTCCTCAGCAATGATGTTTAAAAGAGAATTTGAATCTCTGACCTCAGATAGAGAAATCTTTGTGTCTGATGTTATTAGTCGTTGTATTAGTGATATGCAAATGTTTACGGAGAAGATGGTGACCAATTATGTTGATGTTGGAACAGCACAAGACTGGTTCGAACATAATGATAAACCTGTGATTTTCTGTGATATTGATGGCACAATCATCAAAGCACAATCACGCACCGGTGATAACGCATATTTTAAACCTTCAACACCTTTACAAAATAATGTCAATCGTTTATTAGAACTTCAAAGAAATGGTTCAAAATTTATATTCACCACCGCAAGGCAAGAAAATGCAAAACAGGACACCAATCAATTATTAAATAAATTAGGATTTGTTGATTATACACTATTAATGAATTTACCAAATACAAAACGTATTCTGATTAATGATTATAATAATGCCAATCCATATCCTAGGGCTGAGTCTATTAATTTGAAACGTGATTCTGATAACCTATCGGATTTTTTATGATACCTAATAAAAATTTATTCATAATTACATCATCAATTAAACCTAATATGGGTATCTATAATGATGATGATAGATTTGCACAAACAATTGCAACATTAAAATCTGTAAGAAAAATACTACCGGAAGCAATGATTGTATTTTCAGACGTTTCTTTACGACATGTAACTGATTTGGAAAAAGAAGCTATTTCAAGTTTCTGTAATGTTTATATTGATGCAAGTTTACATCCAGAAATAAAAGCTTTATCTGAAAATTGTATGAAAAGCCAAGCTGAAAATTATTTGATGTTTCTTACATTACATACATTAAAACAAAATAATTTACTAAAAGATGTAAAAAGAATCTTTAAATTTTCAGCAAGATCGGAACTGGAAGATACATTTGATATCAAAGAGTATGATAATTTGTTTGGTAAATATGTCTTTAAAAAAGCAATTTCAACTTGGAACAACAATCAATTTTACCCTTCACACCTGTTTATCACCAGATTATTCTCATTTTGTACATCTTTAGTTGATAATTATATTAATGTTATACAGAAAAATTTACAAATTATTGGTCAAATTGATACCGAACATTCTCATTGGGTAAACATACCGAAAGAGTATTTGGTTGAATTTGACAAGATTCATTGTTGGGGCTGGTTGGCAGGCAACGGTCAAATCGAACATTATTGACAACTATATATCGGATCGAACAATTGACAATTTGGTTGGTGTCTGGTATAATCCGTTATAAATAACCTTACAGGCAACCAAAGTGTGTTGCATTTCTAAGGAAAAATAAATGAAAAGCTTTTTAACCCATTCAAATGAGATTGAATTACTCAAATCTGATTTGATTGTAGAAGCTGCGGGTGAAGAAGCTGATACTAAAGGTAAAGTAAGGGAGTTGGAAGTAGGTCAACACCTTAATGGTGGCGCACATATGACTAGTTATCGTGCCGAAGGCAAAACACCAGGCGAAATTCACCATGTCGCCTCAATCTCTAAACACGGCGCAGATTATAAGAAAAACGCAGTATATAAAGCCCGCCAAAAAGTATCACAAGATGCCGCAAAACACATTCGAGCACATTTACAAAAACATGGTCATGGTACGGTAACTAGAACTGTTTGGGCATCTCAACCAAGTGACCATGAGAGTGAAACGGGTACACACGATTCAAATAATAGTGCAGATTTAATTCTAACAACAAGTAAAACACATAAAAGATTAAATGAAGCTGTTGTTAAAAGTGGTAAAGAAAGAAATGAAAATAAGGTAGCCATTTCTGTAAAAACTGGACATTCAAAAGTTAATTATTCTAATCCTGGTGTTGCGGGTATGGCCGCAATCACAGGATCTTCACATGCCGATTTACAAAAGCATGTAGCAAAACACGAAAAAACAGTGAAGGCCAATTTACCATCAGGTAAAGGTAACTCACACGAAAAGTATAAAGAATTAAGAGATTCTGGAAATAAAGAAAAGCAAGCCAAAGCAGCACAAATTAAACATTCTTCCGAACAATTGAATAAAAATGTTTCACATACTATGAGACAGGCACTTCATAAGAAAACGGAACATGAATTACATAAAACAATAACTGATGCTGTTTCACCTAAAACACATTTAAAACATATTGTTTCCAGACAAATAACATACTATGAGGCAGGCACTTCATAAGAAAACAGAACATGAATTACATAGAACAATAACTGATGCTGTTTCACCTAAAACACATTTAAAACATATTGTTTCCAGACAAATAACCTATGCACCAACACATAAGACAAAGGCTGGCGAAGAAAAATCACATCAAACTTATGACTTACATAAACACGTACATGAGTATCTTGACCATTTTCATAGTTTACATGTAGATCCACACAGCACTTCTACAGCTGTAACAATACATGGTATACATAAAAAGACCGGTAAAAAAATGCCTGTAGCTAATGTAACGGTTTCTGCTGGTGGAAGACCAGCAAATCACTCCCCAAGAGGAACAGTTAATTTGTCGAGTGAAGACCATAAAGATGTCCATTATTCTGATAAATCAGAACACATGGTACACACAGATAACGGAAAGTAAAAATATGTTAAATTTCAAATCATTTCTAAAAGAAGAAGCCGAAGGCGGCGAACTTAAACACATACACCATGCGGAAGACCGACCATTGATGCATGGCCATGCTGGTTTCGAACATGCTCACGAAGCCTTGATGAAGGCACATGCTCACATTACGGCCGGTGCCAAGAATAGTAATTTGTCCATGAAATATGATGGTTCTCCATCTATTGTTTTTGGTCATCACCCATCAAATGGTAAATTCTTTGTTGCCACCAAGTCAGCCTTCAATAAGAATCCGAAGATTAACCATACAGATAAAGACATTGAACGTAACCACGGTCATGCACCTGGTCTCGTAACATCACTTAAGCACGCTCTCAAACATCTACCAAAAGTAACACCTAAGACTGGTGTTTACCAAGGTGACCTGATGCATCATGCTGATAATAAAATGTTAAAAGAAGAACATTTGTTTGAAGCTGCAAAAAACAAAGTTTCTTTTACACCAAATACAATCACATATACCGCACACGGTGATGAAGCAAAAAAGATTAACAAGTCTAAAGTTGGTGTAGTAGTTCACAGCAAATATAGTGCTGACATGAAAACTGCTACTCCTCATGTTGACCACGAAAATTTTAAACAACATCCAGATGTCCACCACCACGGTGCAGAACATGACACAAGTAAAGTAACACATTCTCCTGCAAATGAACATGGTTTTCA